ATGATGTGGTCACAAGGGATGGGCATAGCCAGCCGGTTGTCCGACTGAATCACCATCATCCGACCGAGTTCATACTCCCACGGGTACGGCTTCGAGGAGTCATTAATTAGTTCCCTGTGTTGGGCCTCTAGTTCCTCGATGCACCTTTTGATAATCCCCACGTAGTAATCTTCGATTTCAACCAGCACCACATTACGCCCGAGAGTAGCTGAAAGAAGAGAAGTACCAACGCCGCCGAATGGGTCAAGGATCGTTTCTCCGGGTTCGGATACATACTCGCAAATGTCCTTATGCATGTGTGCTTGTTGTTTCGCCGGGTGAGTCATGATGAGGTCGCATAGCTCTTCACTATACATGCTCCGGCGCAGTTGTGTGTCTCGGGGGTAGACAAGCCACCCGTGTTCTTCTCGTTCACGCCCCTCGGCGAATGTCTTATTCACCCTTGGCTTCCTTTTCCAGTAGCATTGCCCACCTAGTCAATTCCTTCCTCATACGAAACCAGTCACCCATAGTCATGTCATTGTATTTAGTCGGCTGCGTCTTATCCAAGACAAACCTCAGTTCAGTCGCCAACTCTTGTTTCTCATTCTTTCGCACGGAGTAACTCCTTCCCACAGTGTGGACAGATCCCCATCAGCACCGACCTTTGAAACTCCACCCGGCATTCGTTCGAGTGAAACCTTTGGTTCTCCTTCTTAGTCCAGAACATCTGGCCGCACTTCGGCAGCGCGCAGATCTTCGGTTCCGGTTCCAGATAAGCCATGTATCTCCTCCAGCCAACGAGTCATCCGCTCCGTCACATCCGGCCCGTCCAGTATCTCAAGATAGTGACTCGGTTCCAGATGCTCCAAGGTAGCTCCATCTCCTTGATAATTCCTTACCAGAAGAATTGGGCTACCGCAGAAACAACTCCGCATACCCTTGTCAGACATCCGGCCTCCCAATCCTGCGCAGCAATGTCGTCGCCATCGTCGGCCCTATCCCGGCCACCTCCATGAGTTCCTTCGGGCTTGCATTCAACACATTCCAGACCGTACTGAACCGAGCTATTAGTGCCTCGGCCTTGACCTCCCCCAATCCCGGAGCCATGCCGATGAGCGCCAACACCTGCGGATTAGGGTGGAAGGTGGTCTTTTTGAAGTACCTATTAAATGTCTTATGGAGGTGTTCCTCCTTCTGATCTTGTTGGTATGCCTGAACGAGGAACTGGCAGGTCAATTCATAGGAAAAGGTTTGGAATACCTCCACGTATTCGCTAGCATTATACAACCACGAGTATATCCGCCCTATCCGGGTGCCGCTCCGATATCCCTTCACCCAAACATTCCCGTTGTTAGCAGGCTTCAGCACATGTACCCCGTCACTGTTACTATCCACCATGCCTTCGAGTACAAACAGCAACCGTGCTTCGGGTTGGTTCTTCATATGCCGTCGTAGTTGATCTTCCACCGCATCCACATTGGCAAGAATCTCCCCCCAAGTTTTCCGTTCCACCTGCGTCCACCGGCCATCTAGTCCCTTCCACCGGTAATCCGCCCAGAGGCGCTCATTAAGCACTTCCACCTTACACGGCACGGAGGTACTCATCAGCGGCAATGCCCTTTCCACCGGCTCATGTTGGTCAACTTCCAGCACGTCGCATCACCTTCCCGAGTTTCTCAAACAGATTCATCTTCCGTCGCCGTGCTGCTCGGTCGCCAGTGTGAACCTCCTCCGGGCCTTGATACACCGTTCTCAGCCGCTCAATCTTGCGCAGCCTCTTTGCAATCTTATGAGACATTGGGAACCTCGGGCCGGGCAAGCTCAATCACCCAATTGACCTGCGCATCGTACTGTCCACAGAACTTACACATGAGATTGTATTCCTCAACCGGGCCGAATGGTTGCAGCTCATGATGGTTCACCGCGAAGGTCTGCACCTGCACCTGCATCTGTGTCGGTTGCCCGTTGATATTCAACGGTGCCTTATTCGCAGCCGGGGCTGCACCAAGCATCAGCGTCTGGTACGCCCGGGTCACTACACAATGCTTACTTGCTACCACGAAAATTCTCCTGAAATTATTTCTGGATTTGAAACTCGTCTTTACCCAACTATCCGCCGTGGGAACTTCGGCCCGTGCCAGCCAATCTCAATCATGCCCATGAGACTATCCCAAGTCGGATTCGGAATAGGATTGCCCTCCATAGCCAGATTCACCCCACAGGTCGGCATGGTGCCCATGAGCGTACCATCCCGGCGCTTTTCAATCCGCAGCACGACATCGACCTTCCTGTCGGTCTCCTTCATGCCATCGGTTTCCTTTGTCCCATCCGCCACGGACTCAATCTCGCCCTTCGAGTTCGGTCGGGTGACGTAGTGGTCTCTGAGGTGATGCACCATGACAAGGTTCTTCCCGGTCGCTGTGGCGAAGTCATACAGGCTCCTAATCCCCCCATTCGGGTGCCCGTACTCAATCTGGAGCAACTGCTTCCGTGACCCACCGCCCTTCATATTCAGCTCTTCCAAATACGCATCACACTTGTTCTTGTACAGCAAGGTGCCCGTATCCACTACCACCGTCTGCACGTTCTCATCTTGCATGGCGGCGGCGTAGATGGTCAAGAAGTACGCCCACTGTGCCATGAACCCCTCGACCCGGTTGACATCCACTTGAATGGGCGTGGGCAACTCATATACCGTCAGATCATGACCGGCGAAGGGCTCATATTCCACCTTGGCCGTGGCCCTCCCGTCTTTCCACTCCACAGGCGGCTTCTTATATTTGTGGATGGCAATATCCAGCCCCTCGAAGAACTCCGGGAATAGCTTCCCATAGATGGCCCGAGTGTGACCCATGTCGAGGCTAAACACCACCATAGGAATCGGCCCGGTGTAGGCGAAACTACTTTTCCCGGTTTTCTCTTCCCCTTCAACGTTGATGATCATTTCAGCTCCGTTGGGAGTTCAAAGTCCACCATGTTCTCGGGAGTGAACTTCTCCAAGTCGAATCCGGTGGACACCTCACGCCCGCCATAGAGATCTGGGAAGAGGTTAGCGTGCTTGTGGTTCTCCCGCCAACTTTCCACTTGCTTTGTCCACTCGTAATTCATACCAGTCGGAGCCTGCAAACTAGTGTTGCTCCCACACACGCAGGATTCATAGTAGCTATACATTCTTATTTCCCCATGCTTGAATTGAGTTCGCAAAGGATCTTATATGGGCACTCTTTACATTCCCACTCCTCATTCCAAGTGAATGCCTTCGGAGGAGTGCGGGAGGCTTTAGCTTCATTCCACACGTCTCTCCTTTGTTTCATCCACTCCCAATGAGTATCTAACTCCCATTGGTCAAAGGTAATATGCCAGACAATGAACTCCGGTTGAATGAGGTAGATAATGGCAAGGTCAACTTCCCTCAAGTTATTCGCTTTGAGGTAACTCTTAACCTGAAGCTGGTACCTGTCGGAGATGCCGTTCTCACCTTTATTTGGATTTGCCCGTGTTGACTTAAGCTCAATAAGTCCTCCATCGAGAGAGTCCACGTGCCAGTGTATCCCGTCCGTCTCTCCATACGTCGGCGTCTCTTTACGAAGTACCAGTAGGTTCCTCTCCAGACCCAGCCCGATGACAAAAAACAGCTTCGTCTTATCATTTGGCTCCAGATGGTTACTCGGTTCGGCATCGTAGTAGCTCTTCGTGAGGCACCCGATAAGGTCAGTCACGGACGGGTGCATACCTGTCCGGTTCTCATTAATCTCGCTCATCATTTCGCTGAGGAGCGTACTAGCTAGTTTATCATTTCTTGTGACATTCACAGGTACATACCGCGTTATCTCCATTAGACCAGAACTTATCCTTCCGGCCTGTACACTTATGTGATTTACTATCCGGTCCCAGACATCCGCTGAGTATTACCTCAATATCCATGAAAATAGGGGCGGTCTGACTAGCATACCAGACAGTACCTGACAACGAAACCACAATATGTGGCACTGGTAGCGCCCCCCTCCTTTACTTCCGGTAGATATTAACTCCAACCTGAGTGCCGTCAGCCAGTGCCACGGCACCTTCAGTCGTCGCCACAATGTTAGTCTTTCCCGAGGCGGACTTACCGAAGTCCTTGCTCAGGTCAACTGTGATCGTCAGGATGTTACCATCCACCTTCAGGTCAACATTTTTCATTGAACCCTCCTTGTAACATGGGCAGTCGTAGTCATCAAGGTCATCCCTGTATACTTCTACGTACCGCAGTTCGTGTTGATGGCAGTCAGCGCACACGTCCCAACCCTTGTGGCCCTCATGAAGATCCCTAAAGCATAGACAGCAGTAAGGATTCGGAAACATCCGGGTAGGAACAAAAGGCATTACGCTTTCACCACCTTATGATAGATGCCGTCCGCGTCGAGTTCCAGCTTCCCGCCGGTCACCAGTGTCGGCATGAGCGTCCGGTTGGCTTCGGCTTCGACAGCCGCACTATGCCCGGGCATGGACTTAATAGCCATGTCTGTGAACAGCCACTGCCTCACATCCTCGGCCTTCTTCCCATCCGCGTAGTCAACCACGAGATCCATGAGCGTCACGCCGCCAGCGGTATTCCCGAACCCTTCCACGGAGACGATCTGCCAAGCATCACCGTCCTGTGTGCCCCACTTCTGCTTCCCGCTCGTATCCATGACGGGCTCACCATGCTCATCCACGATGGGCTGACGGAGCCGAGCCGGTTTGAAGAACCATTCCTGAGTCTTCCCCACCAGAACATCGAACGGCTGGTTCAAGTTCTTGTAGGCCTCCACCGGGATGAGGTTCTTGAACGACCCCGCCCATGCGGCCCAACGAGTCTCGGAGCTGGTGCTGTACGGCAACGTCAGTTCCGCGGTCGGGTACGGGTAGGGTTCCGTGCTCTCAATCACCACGACATCGATGAATCCAAACTTGATGCTCTGGCTCGGCTTCCGACCCGAACCCTCCTCCGGGGTGTAGGTCACCGGAGTCCATTCCTTCAGCACTCCACGGAAACGAATAAGCGGACTACGATTGTCCTTCACATCCACGGAGAACTTGAAATCAGTAGGAGTTGTCAATTCTTTGCCCTTTCACATTCCGAGTTAAATCGGGTCATGGTGCATTCACAGTCAGGAACCACACAGCCACCAGACAGTTTATGCAAGATCGGTGCATGAGTACATGCATTGATAACAGTTTCCTGAATTTCCTCCTCAACTGTTTTTCCCCAGAGCGGCAACTGTGTGCCCTCCGGTAGAATCACATGAACCTGTCCATAGGGCAAGTCCACGGTTATCTCATTGCCAGCCATGTCCGCTCGGCTAGCGTCCCACAGGTTAAGTTCTATCCTTGCGATATTGCACCTCCGGCCTGTACACCCCGTTTCCGGGTATCCAGCGTTTGCTTAGTTCCTTCCAGTCATACTCCTCACCCTCCAAATCAAGAAAATCGGCAATGGCGTTCTGGCGATCCCTTAGTAGCACCCTCATGCCTCGTACTCCGGAAGGCAATCGCGGTCTCCCATCCGGTCTATATCTCGGTGCATCTAAGGGCACCTGATCAATAGCCTGCCCGTGGATTCTATACCGTAGGGCGGCTTTGGTAGTCGGCATTAGTACCTCCAATTCCCTCGTTGTGCGGCTTCCGCCCATGCCATAGCTATTGAAGCATCAGCACAGAACTGCACAACATGGTCTTGTACCCAGATTGTTACCTTGTGATAGTACCTTTCCGGGTGGTAAATCAGGGTGTACCTTCCTATCGTCGTGGTCGTCTGATTTCCTCCCAAATGATGTACGCTACTGCTGATAGCGCTGTCCCTCCTATGAATATTTGAAACAGGACGGTTAGGACTGGGTGTTGCATTACTCATATCCCTCCCACCAGTTATCATCGTACTCGTACTCCACGTTATCCGCCTCTGCGTATCCACACTGGCACCAAACATTCCAGCCGCAGTGAGTGCAGAACTGCGGGACTTCGTAAAAAGGCTCGCACTGACATTTCATCTCTTTAATCCTCCTTCACAAATTCCACATACCGGGCCTATAACCCTGTGTCCACATTCGGGGCAGTCCATCCACGGCTGATTATCCATGTAGCACGCCCCGCAGGTTGTTTCAACAGCACATACATTACCCTCAAATGCCCAGAATAGTTTCGAGCAGTATATACACTCGATGTCCTCAATGACAACCTTGCCCTTGTATATCAGCGGTTGGCCTCCATGGCAGCGGCTACCACCAGAGCTAGGGCTTCCGATGGGGTATCTTCGATATCACTCAAGGCAACGGTCTTCCAAGGCGTCTTATTGCCCTTAGCCCACCGCCCTATCTCTGCTTGATACCCGCCAGTTACGGTAGTCCCTTGCTCCGCAAGTGAGTCGATGCGCCACCCCAACCCTCGCTCTCGCAGCACACCCAGCGGCTCGAGGAGAGCGTCCAGGCTGTGTTCGTCATCGGTCAGCCGGGAACCGTTCATATCGGGAGCACCAGCCCTGTCTTGCCCGAAGCCCTGGAGGTCGCTTCGATACAGGGACGGGAGCAGACGAGTTGAACACCGTCCTCGTCCTCGCGGCTGAACCATTCCCACGGTTTCTGAAAACTCTTCACGGTCTGTTTCTTGCCGCATCCGTCACATGTCACTTCGATCATGCCTCACCCCTCAATTTTATTCCTGAACTCATTAGCATCCAATTTTGGCCTCCGTGTTCAGCACGAAATCGTGCTTTGCATCCCAGTTCTTAAACAACCGCACCTGTCCGCAGTATTTACACCTGCCAAAACTAACCGGCTGTTCGTTGGGCTCAATTATCCAGTGGTGAGCGACCTCAATCACGTTCCCGCTCCTCCCGCATGGCCTCATTCATGTCATGCTCATGCTCGTCCCACTCATCGTCACACTCGCAAGGGTCAGCCCCGCAATCCCGGCAGATGTCGGGGATGTCATAGTAGTCATCCTCCATGACCGACAGCTTCGCCTCATTCATCGTCGGCTCCAAACACGCTGTCTTGGCAGCTCTGACACATGCGGCTAATCCCGAATTCTCTGCGGCTGACCTCATCCCGGAAGTTATCCGGAACTAGGTTCTCCTTCCCGCACGTCGCACAGTCCGGGAACTCAAACACGTTATGCTCATGCCCCATGAGGGCGCTACACGCCATCTGCATTTCCGGCGTCTTTTCACTCACTGCCCATTGTTCCATGGCCAGCTCCCGCCGATTTTCGTACTCCCACTCATCCTGCTTTTCGTAGTCAGTCAACCCTTTCACCGGCTTCCTCCTTGAGGATTCTCTCACCGCGAAGATTGGTGATGATCAGTGAGGCCTGCGGGGCCAACCTCTCGTCCCCGAGAAATGCCAGACCCATGAAGTCCTTGACAATCATGCTCAGGTGCTTTTCGCACACTAACGGTCGCCGGAAGTTTATACTTCCCGGGATCTCTACACGGTAGATGGCTTCGCCCTTACCGATGTGATGTCCTCGACGTTGTTCACATAGTTCCATGCCTACACCTTTGGCTGTCATCATCAGGGCAGGTAGCCAACCCTGCCGACCCCTCACGGGGTTTCGACTTCACACACAAACCACCTTATCCATGTACCACATCATCATGTGGCTCATGCACATCGGCCATGAGGTGTACTGTGTAATAGGCACCTCAATCGTTGTCACTACCCAATTCCCTTTATCCAGACAGGGAATACAATAGTGCGGGTCAATGGTGAAGTTCATTCCAGCCGCCTCATGCCCTTCGCTCCACCCGTAACTCCCGCGTGTACATTCAGGAACCGCCCGGCCCTCTGTCCATCCCCATATCCGTCACTGGCCGCGAAGTTGGCCCGGCGAGTAGTCAGATACGGGAACACCGACTTCACGTAGGTTTGCAGTTCCCTATCATGTTGCACTACCAGCGCGGTGGACTCCTTGCTCTCCACCCGCTGCTCATCCACTTGCTTCTTCAGCCTTTCATTCAGCCTGTTGATGATGCCCCGAGCGAACCCATCCTTGTACATCGCCCCGGAGGTCTCATCCCCGAGGTAAATATCCCAAGCTACGTCCGCCAGCCATGTGATCCTTTTCTCCATCTGCGCGTAACTGAACTCAACAATCTCAATGGTGTGCTTTTGGCCCAGCACCGCGTACTCGTTATACGCAGCACTGGTATGCACCACATAAGCACCATTGGCTTTGGCCAGCACATTCAGCAGCGTCCCGGCCCAATGGCTGCGGTTCTTCAACCTAAGCCGAACCTCAATGAATGGTTCCTTCGCATCCGTCGGAATGTCATGCTGGCTCAGGTTATATTTGTGAAGCAGCTCTTGTGCCTTCGCTGCTGCCGCGGCACTCTCATGCTCATTGCTGGACTTCGCCAGCTCAAACAGCCGCCGTACTTTCTCGAGTATCTTCTCTTGCTCAGTCATTTCATGAACGCCTTGTAGCAATCCAGATTGCAGAACATCCTGCTGTTATACGGCAGTTTCGCCGGTGCACCATAGATGTACAGCCGCTTTGGCCGCTCCCCGCACCAATCACACCCGCCATAGGGATAGTCATCCGACTTCCTCCCCACGCAATTCCTTATCAGCTTTTGGTCTGTCATCTCACAGCCCCTACACAGCGTAGTACGGAGAATGGAGCCACCATCCGCCGTCCTGTCCAGTATACACCATCGGAAAGCTGACATCCACCCCAATCCGTCATAACCGTACCACGATATGTAATGTATTCATTTTGTCATACCTTTCCATTGTGCAACCTGTTTCGGCCCGGTAACCCCATCACACCAGCCTCGGCCCAAACTCGCCCAGATTCGCATTGTGGCAATCCACACAATCCCTCCACGGTGTCCCCGTGTCCCCAATACCCTCGTGTGTCGCGGCAGGCAAAGAGAAACCCTCCCGGGGCTGATCATCCGGGAGGGTTCCATGCCCTTTCGGGCGATTGAATCAGGCCTCGGCGCGGGTAGCGCCGAGTTCGGCGGCCAGCTTCTTCACCGCTGCGTCAAAGCCCGGGCCAGCTTTGAGGCCGCGAGCGACCCAACCATTCGGGCCGTCCTTCGCGGCCTGTTCGACCGCCAATTGCCCTTCGGCACCGCCACGTTCGAGCAGCAGCTCACGGCTCGTGTATTGGCGACCATCGAGCAGCCACAGGTTCCGGCCCTTGCTTTCGCCCGTTCCGGGAGTCCGGGTCGAGCTGACGTTACGCTTTCCCACCGGCCTCGCGGAATCCGTGATGCTGGTCGTGAAGGTGCCATCCGGCAGGAAGGTGACGTGAACGCCGCTAATCGCCAGATTGTGCGCCCGCTCGTTGAAGGTGCCAATAAGCTGCTCAACAGCAGCCTTGATCTCGACCGCCAGCGCCATCCGTTCTCCTGCCTTCAATTCGAAGGTGGCGGACGTAACCGCAGCTTGTGCCCGCTCGACAACCCGCTGCGCGGCTTTCACCGCATCGGCGGCTTCGAGCATGGCCTTCATATCGCCACCGGAACCAGCCGTCATAAAGGTGGCAGTGGCGGTGTCCAGTTTGCCCTTGGCTTCCGCGAGCGCCGCTTCGAGCGCCGGAATGTCAGGGGTGTTTTCGGTAGCGGGAGCGGTCTGCTCGACGCTATTCTCGGTATCGTTCTTTGCCATGTGAAGTAATCCTTTCCGGGGTCTGTTGCCCAACGTGATCAGCCATACCCTGTTGGAAGTAAACCCTCAATTTCGAGCTCGGCTCGATGGTTCGGGGTCGATTCCTCATCGGGTACAACCCCATGGTACACCCCCCGGCAGCCGATTGCAACCCCTATTCCACGACAATGCGGGATTGAGGGCATGACCGTCTGTTGATTCGGTTCGAGGTTGGCTCGCATTCCGGTATGTTATGGGACAGGCCCGGGTCGCTTACCACAACCCCCCGGCTGTTGTCAAGGGGTACGCATGACATACGAGCGTGCCGGCGTATGACGGGGTAGCATAACAGGACATAATGGAGCGATCACTTGGGTTGCTGGGCAGTTAGAGTCGTGGACTTGGTGCCTCGCACAAATTTTTCCATTCCAACTCATCTTTACCAACCACAGTCCGCACTTCGCTACTCCCACACTACCGAGGAAAGTCTTCCCGCTACCAATCCTGTTTACCTGACACAACATCCATCCTTCCAACCGCACCTTCGACATACCGCATCCCGGGAGCCCTTGATAGCTCCCATAGGATTACCACAGCGGGGACATGGTTGAGTTTCATCCGGCATCTTTGGCCTCACATTTGGAGCAGAAATGTCCTTCATGCCGGGCTCGTTCGGAGGGAGTATCTGCCCCGGACATACCAGCGAACTGGCCAAAGTATTGGGGGAGCTTCATACCGCAAAGGGCCATCCGGCCATTGTCGGATAGGTGAACCCGGTGCAGCCATGAAATCCAGTAAAGTCTATTGGCCATCGTAGGTAACTCCAACATACAGTCGGTGGATAACTCCCTGTTGCATATTGAGCCGCATCCGGTCATAGTCGGTAATGTAGCCAAGGGTGGTGCAACCCATGATTGAGGGCTGGGAGTTGCAATCCCCATAATGGGATAGACCGAGGCAATGACCAACCTCGTGTGTGATTATGGACTGCTGTTGGGAAGAAGAGTACTGAGTCATGACTACTGGGTCGGCATAGACCCGGCACTCGGTAATGTCTACCGCGGTAACTGCAGGAATCCACCCGATGGTGTCTATATGAGCCACAATAGGTGTTGGGCTGGATACACCCCAAGCGGATAATGCAAGGGCAATCATGGAGATGAGGATGTCGAGGTTCATAAGATTATGCTCCGATGGATGTACTGCTCCCCGTGGGGGCCCAATAGCCATCCACAAGACAGACACAGGCAGAGAATGTGGGAGCGACCGCAATTACAATTGCACTCCACGATGTATAAGGGGTAGTCGCACATGTAGCAGTTGAAGCTAATCATAAGATATGCTCCGTTCCAATAGGAAGGCTATCTGATACCAATCCCCTTGGGTGGCTTGTATGGATTCCCACGAGAGGTTGGGATCGAAGCCATACTGGAGGATAGCCTCGAGCTTGTGCCCGAAGCGAAATGGGCGCCGAGGTCCAAGTTCCGGGGACTCCGCGAGCTCTTTGAGTATTCGAGCGAGGCTGAGTTTGGCCTTAGTGATTCGAGTTGGGGATTCACTTAGGTATGCCCCGATGAGCTGTTGCTTTCTATCCCACAGCTCTTCGAATAGAGCCTGTCGCCGGGCTTTGTATGAAGGTGGGATATAGAGGGTCACCGGGAAGCTCCTATGTTGAATGTGTCATATTTTTGATTACGGTGACGAGTGTGACGGGATGTGACGGGTTTGTAAAAAACCCCTAGTAAATTCTTCTCATGGGGCGTTTCATGAAAAAACCATCACAACCCGTCACCCCGTCACATGGGATATTTTCAAGGAACATAAACTAATTCCACTCCTACGTAAATCCAGCCTTCTCTGGTGTGTTTTTTCTCGAATTTTGTAGCCATTTTACGCCCAAAAGCTGTGTTTGAGACCGGCTTTATGTCGTTTTCAGCGCACCAGAGGGTGTAGGCTTCATACAAGATATTGGCCTTTATAGACACGTTTGGGTGCTTATTACACCGTTCCTTGATAAATCCCTCGAAAGTGTCCTCCGCCTCACGGTATTCGGTGACCCGGAGGAGCAAGGAATCGGGCGTTAGTAGCCCCTGTTTGGACCAAATAGCGGCTCCTCGGATGGCCCACGCGAGGATTCCCGGGAGTTCGGCTATGAGTTTGGCCTTCATGTGGTCGTCCCGGGTGCGTCCCTCGAACTTTGCATTAAAAGGTATGACGATGACTCGGCGCCAGAAACCGAAACTGTCATCATCCACCCGAGGTAAATTATTAGTTGTTAGCCAGAGCTTGAATTGTGGCTTGAATTCGAAGGGGTGGCCGTATTTGCGGGAAGTCATGATGGGAGTGCCGCCAGTGATTTCCTTGATTATGCTGGTGTCCATCTTGGAGGACTTGGCCCCCTCACTGGCGAAGGCGGCGCGGATACCGGGAAGCTCCGCAATGTCGCGCTTAGTGTCACTAGGGGCATTTTCCTCGAAAGCGGAAAAACGGACTGTTCGAGTGAACCCGGCGAGCAATTCATTAAGGATTTCAGTCAGGACGGATTTGCCATTGCTGCCGTCGCCGAAGAGCAGGAAGAATACCTGTGCGGTGGTAAACCCGGTTAGGGTGTACCCGATGGCCCTTTGTAGGAAGTCCTTGAGTTCTTGATTATGCAGGGTGATGTCGTCGAGGAATCGCTCCCATGTCGGCGCCTCCATGGTGGGGAGGTACGGGAGGGCCAGACCGCGGGATAGGAAGTCATTACGCTGGCCGGGGCGAATCTGTGAGGTGGCAAGATTGACCACGCCATTACCGACAGCAAGGAGATTGGGCTGGTTGTCCCACTGAATGGTGTGGTTGCCTATGGGAGGCAGATTCCCGGACATCTCCAGCATGTTTTTCAGGTTATTGAGGTTTCGGGAGCGTATAGCGAAACTGACCTGTTTGGTAGCCTCGGTTTTGTCGGTGGCGAGCTTGGCAATGTCAAAGCGGTGGTCAATGGCTTCGAGGGCTATGCGGAACTGCTCCGTAGCGTCCATCTCGAACCAGCGGTGACTGTTTGTCCAACGTAACCAGCGGGAGGTCTTAGAATCATACCGGATGTCCTTGCCGAATAGGTCGTTAAGGAGCTGCGCATTGCCGGTGTCGGAGAAGTCGTAAGAGTCTTTCAATGTTGTCCCTACACGATTATTTCACCCGTGGCTGCGATGACTAGTGTAGGTAGTCATCACACTACCAACATTGTTGTGGTTCGCCTCCGGCCAGAGGAACCACGGGTTACGGGTATTGTAACACATCCTGTTGGGTTTGTCAAATGGAGGGTTACTGCATTTTATCCCCGTTTGCCCTCGAATGGTACCTTCAGGGCATGGATACTTCAGTTTCAATTTGGGAACGGGAAGACCTCGCCGATCCGCTCGACGAGATTATTCGACGAACTCAAGCTGATGGACTCGCCAAACAAGATGCTTTTGATCTGGTCTTGGCACAAATCCCGGGACTGTTTGGGGACAGTGAAAAAGCCACCTACTTGGGATTCCGGGCATTGGGGCTGAGGCCCAAACAAGCGCTGGAGATTCTCGGGCTGACCGAAGCTATTCTGGAGATGTGGAGACAGGAGACTCCGGAGCTGGATGACTTCGAGTACCATAAGCTGCCTGATCTGCAGCGGAAGATAAATGCCGACATTATCCGGCTGCAGTTTATGAGGAACATGACTATGTTCCTCTTCCGGGATAGCCTAACCATTAGGAAGATGCTCACCGATTTTGAAGGGATGAGTAACCGGGAGTACAATTATGGTAGGAGCATCCGAAGGTTCTACAGCCAGCAAGACTTCCTGAATTTGCAGAAGGCCGTGGAGCCGGAAAAGCATAGAACTAATACGCTTGTCCTCAGTTTCGGTAATAATCATTTTGAGGTGGTTGAAAACGAGGACGAAACCACCACCATGAGGGAGATTATCGATGGTGATCAAGGACAGAATTAGGGCCGAACCGAGCTTGGACGGTAAGGGCTGGGCTGTGGCTATTGGCGACTCTCGGTGGAGGTTCAATAGGCTGGAATTCGCTGAGCAGTTTGCTAAAAATATGTCCGACGAGACTTTTGCGCCGAATATCTTGGAACACGCGCATGAGCATGTGTGGGAACAATGTGACCCACGGTCTTGCAAAGGTGCCCTCTGGCAAATCATTCAGGGGTTGAAGTGACAGCTCCTGAATATTCGCCCCCGGTGAAGATAACACTTCCGCCACTTCACCGGGGGCAGCTCCCTATTGCCAAATCCAAGGCTAGGTTTAAGGTAGTCATTTGTGGACGTAGGTTTGGAAAGACCACCTATGGGGTGCGGGAGTGCGTAAAGGGGGCACTAGAGACCGGCCACACGTTCTGGTGGGTGGGGCCAAGTTACTCAGTCGCGCAAATCGGCTGGGTGATGCTGAAAAAACTCGCTTGGCAGATTAATGAGATCAGCCCGGTGGAGATCCGGGAAGCTGATATGGCGGTCATCTTTCAAAACGGTGGCCGGATTGTAATTAAGTCCGCTGTAAACCCAGATAGCCTCCGCGGTGAGAAGCTCGGAGGCATTGTTCTGGACGAATTTGCTCAGATTCCGGAAGTAACATGGGCAGAAGTGCTCAGACCGGCCCTTGCTGACCTTAAAGGATGGGCCCTGTTTATTGGTACGCCGAAAGGGCGCAATTGGGGTCTGAGACTGTTTGAGAATGCCAAAAATAGGTACAATTGGGAGGCTTTCAAGGTTCCCACTGCGATTACCGAGGACGGTACAGCGGATACCCCGGTAATAGGTAGCAATAACCCCTATATTGGGGTGGAGGAATTGGAACAAACTCGGCAAGAGATGTCCAGTGAGCAATTCGGTCAGGAGCTGCTCGCGGATTTTGGTGCCAGTCAGTATCAGGTCTACCCGGAGATTTCCCAAGAGGCACACGAGTGGCGCGGGCCGGTGCCAGAGTTTGTATCCTATCACGGTGGAATGGACTTTGGGGGCGACACTATCGGGGCACATAAGTCGGTAACCGTGATTAGCGGCTGTACGGCCAAGGATGAACTCATCATCATTGCCTGCTTTAAGCAAGCCGGTGCCAATGTGGCTGAAAGACAGTACAACTGGACGATTGAGCAGGAAATGAAGCTAGCTGATGTGAGCCGTGCCTTGAAACGGCCCTTTGAGGCACCAATATATAGAGCTGACAAAAGCCAAATGGTGGCAATTCAGTTCATGTGGGGTTCGGGGTTGAGGGTTTTCCCAACAAAAGGCGGTCCGGATTCGGTTAATGAAGGTATTGAGCTAGTACATAGGCGACTTAAGCTCCGTACAGAGGCTGAAGGTGGAACTCCAAAGCCGAAACTGTACGTTCTCAAGGGTGTTCCCCATGTGCTGGAAGACCTGATGAGTTACAGATACCCTGAACCTCACAATGATGGTCGGGTGGAGGCCAAGAACCCACTTAAAGTTGACGATGACGTGGCTGATGCTGTTCGCTATATGGTAGAGGGTAAGGATCGGGGGCCTATTGGCGACCCTCAATTGCTTTATGGCTCACTTATTCCGAGGTTAGGCTAATGGCAGATACAGACATCTGGGGAGATATACCGTCGGAGGACACTCTTACGGCGCAATTCAACTTCCTGTTGAAGTATTGGAAGAATCGGAATCTGTTTATCCGTGATATGAGGCGGGCATTAGGCGGTTTGAATGACATTGAGGGCCCAAAAAGCGCCCAATATGTGGTTAAGGTACTCCATACCTATATCCTTGCCAGTATCATTAATGAGAAAAGCAGCCGATATTTGCCGAGGCCGGTTATTCAGGTGGTTCCTGATAACCCCCTTGACGACGAATCTCGGGCGAAATCTACCCGGATTGAGCAAGGGATTAACGTGGGCGGTTATGAGATTGAGCGTAGAGCCGGTGGAGATTGCTACGATAGAGCCGTCCGAGATGCACTATTACTGGATATGGGAGTCCAGAGAATAGTCTCCGGCCATGCGGCCTATTGGAAGGACATTGTACAGCGGGATACCGAGGTGGCCTCCGGGAACGCCAGCGCTGAGGTAATGAATAAGCTCCCACCTGAGTCGGAGGAGCGGCTGCTGTATAAGCAGGAAATGGGTATTCCCATTAATAAAGATTACGTCCCGTTGGAGTTCTTCTTCCCGTTCTATGACGGGAAGAGTATGCCCTTTAGCTTCGAAATTGAGGAACGCAGTCTTTATAATGTTCTGAATAATCCATTATACAAGAATGACATCGGACAGAGGACACTCAATGGTCTGACGCTAGGGCCTGATGGCGGACTGAATCAGACCGTGAACATTATTCAGTTCGCTAATGACAACGTCCATGCCTATTTTCTCGGCGGCCCCGGAGCCAATACAGGAAATAATAAGTATCCAAGAATCACGCCCAATTCTGTGCAGCTCAGCGGCAAACTGATGCCACTGTATGCCTACGAGCATGGCCTCGGGAGGAGCATCTACAATACCTACAGTGGGCGCTTCGGGGGTTGGAAAACCGACCGGAATGAGATTGAGCGTGTCGGCAAGGGTATCATGGAGTTGTCCCAAGCCGCAGACGAAATAGTATCGCAGGTGCTTACCAACGTCCGAGCAACCTATTGGCCGAGTCTCAATTTCCAGCTTGACCCGGAGAAGCGCGGATTCGGTACGGGGAATAGTAAGCCCGAGCCACCGAAGATCAAAGAGGGTGAGGGTATTGTTACCTTCATCGGCGAGGCCGTCGCGCAGATCTTCAAGCCGGAAGAGAATCCAATGGCTATGTGGCTCTTCGATACCATTCAGACGCAGATAGGTCGATTAGCAGGGAGCAGCACACTGTTTGGAGAACGAGCCCCGGGCGTGGATACCGGGTATAATCAGGCCATTCAACAGACTCAGGCCGAGTCACTGGATAACAAGCAGGAGCAACATCTGCAGGCCGGGGCTGAAGAAGAGGCCCTTATTGTGTCGCTGTACGCGAAGCGCATCGGGGAGCCTATCCCCATGGTGTATGTGGATGAGGATAAGAAAACCAAGAAGAAGGCCCTTAAATATGCAACCCTAGACCCGGATGACCTCTCACCCATGCCCCGGTTCAGCGCGCAGGTACGAAAGCAGCGGCCTGTGGACTATATTGCAGCTCTGAGGGCATTCCGGGAAGCTACCGATGATAGAGGAGGCAAAGGCCCGGCACTGTCTGATGACACCGCAAGAGAGGAACTGCTTAGTATCTCCGGGCCGGATATTGAGTACAATAAGATTCTCATTGAGTCTCAGAAAAGAGAGCTCATTGCCAATGGCTTTATCACGGATAAGGTTGGGGAACAGGCCAATGTTAAACTGGCAAAGACCGGCACCCCGAATATCAGCCCTGAGGTGCTTCAGAAAGCCGACCCGCAATTGCTTGCGGCTATTCAGCAGATTCAGCCAGCGGCAGCAGAGCAGGGAGGAACTGATCCTAGTCTCCTCGC